GGGAAAGCATAGTATTCCTATGCAAAATCAACAGAAGGTAAACTAATGATGGACGTAGAAAAAGACGCACTCATCGGAGTGAGCAATATGGTAGAGCACGAGGATGGTTCTGCTACATTTCAGATAGACACCACACCAGAAGCGACTCGACTTCTCGTGGAAATTGGGTTAGTATCTCTTCTCGAGAAAGCACTCGACAAAGAGAACGAGGACTACTCTATCGACAAGTCGTTGTTGAAAGGAAAAGACGATGAGCAAGAAACCCCTAGCGTATAAAGGACTCATGGGGGGTATCACCCGTGAATCTGCTGTCAACATCTACACGTTTTTGCGTAATGAAGCAGACATGGATGATGACTTAACCTCAGTCGAGTACTATAATGGTGTGCTCGACGGTATGGGTACCGTCATGAACGGTGAGATTTTCTCACAGAAACTCCTAGAGGAGATGAAAGCCTATGGCATCGAAACTATTGAACACCCTACGTCTGTCTCTGGAGATGACAGAAGTCTTATCGAGCTTGGAGAGGACAGGTATCAAGATCGACCCAAGTGCGCTCAGTGAGATCGAGGATGAATACGTTGCAGAGTATCGGCAGTTAGGCAAAAAGCTACAGCGTATGGCCGAGGAAGCTATGGGGGATACCCCCGTCAACCTCCAGAGCGCGGATGATAGGTCCATGCTTTTCTACTCTCGGAAAGTAAAAAGTAAAAAACGGTGGGCGTCTATATTTAATTTAGGATCAGAGGTAAGAGGGGCTACACGTAAGCCTAAGCAACGTACTAAGATGAACAAGCAGGACTTCTCTTACCATGTGAAGAACGAGTGTGAAATCTTACGTAAGACGGTAGCTTCTCGTTGCACTGCTTGTAAGGGAAACGGACGAAAGAAAGTAATCAAGAAAGATGGCACTCAAGGAAAGGCGGTGCGTATTTGTAAAGCCTGTCAAGGTGAAGGAGTATTATATGTACCTACCCAAGAAATCGCCGGTTTCAAGATTATCCCGAGGGATGCGTGGGACACAGCCGCCGCCGGATTCAAGACAGACCACGAAACACTTAGAGAACGCCTCGATGAACTTTCTGGTGCCGCCCGCGAATTTGCAGAGTCTTACTCAAGATACAATGCACTACGCACTTACCTCTCTACTTTTGTCGAGGGACTCAAGAACAACCGAGACAGGGATAACATCGTACACCCCGATTTCATGCAATGTATCACAGCTACAGGACGGCTCAGTTCTCGTAACCCCAACTTCCAGAATATGCCCCGTGGTTCTACATTCGCTATCAGGCGGGCAATGGTCTCTCGTTTTAAAGGAGGGAAAATCCTCGAAGCTGATTACGGGCAACTCGAGTTTCGAGTCGCAGGATTCTTAGCTAACGATCCGCAGATATACCACGATGTAGAGAGTAAAACTGATGTACACACTGTCACTGCTGAAATTATCGGATGCTCACGGCAAGACGCTAAGGCTCATACTTTTAAGCCGTTATACGGGGGAACGACAGGTACTCCTGATCAGCAAAGGTACTACCGTGCGTTCAAAGACAAATACGCGGGCGTAACTGAATGGCATCGCAAATTACAACGGGATGCCGTTGAGAAGGGGTACATTGAGTTGCCTTCGGGTAGACAGTACGCCTTTCCCGGTACAACGTGGACAGATTGGGGCACAGCTACTAATCGAACATCTATTTGCAATTACCCTGTTCAAGGCTTCGCTACTGGCGATCTCTTACCAATAGCCTTAGTTTATTTAAGTAAGTCCATGAAATCTAAAGAATTAAAAAGTGTGATATGTAACACGGTTCATGATAGTATAGTACTTGACGTATTCCCCGGAGAGGAGGATACTTGTACGAACTTAGTGGTTGAGGCAATGATGTCTCTCCCTGAGGAGTGCCGACGCAGATATGGGGTTGAGTATGATATGCCTGTTTCTGTTGAGGTGAAGATGGGTGACAACTGGTCCGACACGGACGTTGTGTTCTCCAATTGAAGTAAGAAAAGTGAAAATTTAAAGAGGACGTTATGAGCGAAATAGCTTTAGTAGACAGCGCATTCGATAGTATGCTCGAAGCAGTAAAGTCAGGAAACCGTGAGGACCTGATGAAATTATCTGGGCAAACGGATGACGATACCCCCAAGCAAGGGTTATCCCGTTTAAACATCAACTACGAAACGGAGACTGATGAAGGGCAGACCTTGAAGAAGGGTGCTTGGAAAGTCTACTACGACGGAGAATTTGTTTACGCAGATAGCGTCAACTTCCGTCCGTTGGTACGTACATACGAATGGTCTGTATGGGATCAAGAAGAAGGTAAGTTCTCTTCTCGCTCTGTGCAAGCCCCGAGTTTGGACTACCAATTTCCCGACACAACAGGAGGAAACAAATGTGGCCGCCTAACCAAGTCTGAGGAAGAGCAACTGGGTGAAGATCACCCATCAACCTTAGCCTCGCGCTTGGCTACCTGTAACCAAGTGTTCTACGCAATTATTTCTATGGAAGGAAAGAATGCGGCTGGAGAACCCGTGTCCATCGAGAACTATCCGGTAATGACGTACTTCAAGAAGTCGGGTTTCCGCCCCGCTCGTGAAGCTATCGAACGTCTCGGACGCAACACCTTAATGAATGAGGTAGTATTCGAGTTGACAACTAAGCGACATAAGTCGGGCAGTGTCACATACTTCACACCCGTGTTTACCCAAACAGGTACACATGAGTTGGATGAGGCATCAATGGAGATGATGACTATGTTCTTGGATACCATCAAAGCGTCTAACGCTAGTATCATGAATCAGAATAAAGAAGCCGTAAAATCTAGGGCTTCCGAAACTGAGATTGATTTGGCCGCGGACTTTAACTGATGTTAGCGGAAGTCAAAGTTAAGGACTTCCTCAACAAAGCGACGAGGGGGGAGGTAACACTCTCCCCTTCTGTCGTTGAGGAGTTTGCGAAGGACTGCACGGAAGCGTTGCAGAAACAGTTTAACCGCGATCCGGGGTGGCGTATACGTATGTCAGGGTTAGGCCGCCCACTCTGCCAGCAAATCAATGGCCGGGAGGGTCTTGATGAGGAGATGACGTATAACGCTATTATCCGTTTCTTAATAGGGGACTTAGTAGAAGCCGCAGTCATGGCTGTGTTGAAAGGAGCGGGAGTCACCATCACAGAGTCACAGACGTCCTGTGAGCTCAACTTAGGTGGTGAGCAAGTCAGGGGTACCTTAGACATTGTTATCGACGACCCTGTGGAAGGAGAGAAGGTTTGGGACATAAAATCTGCGAGCCCCTACTCTTACACACAAAAATTTTCAAAAGGGTACGACAACATCAAAGACGACGACCCCTTTGGTTATGTAACACAAGGACATTTATACGCAGAGTCTAGAGGAAAGGACTTTGGTGGGTGGATTGTCGTAGATAAATCCTCTGGTGAAATTCAATTTGTTAAAGCCCCAGACGATCAGCAAGAGGATAGAGATAGGTGTCTCAATGAAGCGGCGAATACAGTCGAAGCGTTGATGTCAAACTTTAAGTTTAAAAAGCCTCCTATGGAACCACAAGAAGAGTCAGTGGTGAGGAAGGGAAAGAGAATATACAGTGGAAACAAGGTGTTACATAAAAGCTGTACATTTTGCGGGTACCGTAAACATTGTTGGCCTAAGGCCCAACTCCACGAAAAGGTTACCTCGCAGGCAAAATCTAAGCCTATGGTTTGGTACCACACATTGAAGGTTAAGGAACTATGAAGACTACGGACATCAAGAAAGTAGTTGAGCTACAAGGAAAAATCATCAAGCTCAAAGACCGCATCATGAAAGATGTGGAAAGACACAACGAGATGGTTTACGACGAGTTGCGTCCACTTCTAGAACAGGTGCAATACAATACCATCTACCAAATCGGTGACATGACGTACAAGAGGGGTAAGATATTCTGCCAACTTAACTGCGAAGACTTTGGTCTCGGAATTAAAGCAGATGGCTTAGCTACCTTACGTAGAATTATTGTGGAGGATAAGAATGCCCCTTCTGATGACGAAGAAAGTAGACCGTCAGCTTCTCTACCTGAATGAGGGAGCTTATGCAGTCTACATTGAAGCGGCTGATAAACTTGGCGGAGACCCGTGGGTAAGATGGGCCCGTAACTTTGAGCGGTGCTTACCGTTGACTATGTGGCAACACTTCGGTCAACCTTTAGGCCACGAAACATGGGAAAGGGACGGTAAAAAAGCCACGGACGAATTGGTGAGCATCGCAAATGTTGTACGCCAAGGAAGAGTCGTAGTTTTTCCCGGAGATGAATACTCACACGCAATCCTGCAAATCGGGAATACAACTCCCAAATTACAGGATAGAATTTCTCAATCGATACAGGGACTTGTCAACTTATGAGTAAACCACAACGTCATAAGTTCCGCTCAGACTACGAGCTCAGTGTTGCAAAATACCTTGCAGAACAAGGGGTTAAGTTTGAGTATGAGTCCCAAAAGATTTCGTACCAACCGAAGCCGAGGACGTACACACCGGACTTTTATCTTCCGGAACAAGATATATATGTTGAAGCCAAAGGGTTTTTTAGCCCCGCAGACAGACAAAAGATGCTACTCGTGATTAGGCAGAATATGTTTCTTGACATACGTATGTTGTTCTTGAGAGCATCCAACAAGTTAAACCGGTCTAGTAAGACCACATATGGATCTTGGTGTGATAAGCAAGGTATACTGTGGGCGGATGGAACAATACCACTGGAGTGGTTGGAGAAGAAAGCATGAGTGACTTAATCATAGACGACGAAAAGATTGCCGCCCTCGAGCAAGCTGGCTTACTCAAGGGGCGTTACTACATTGTCTTGGAGCCTTTAGAAGATGAGAATGAAGACGAAGATGGCTTTGCTATCCGTGCATATGCAACTCGAGATACTCAGGTTGAGGTTGATGGCGAAAAGACATTTGATCCAACTTATGTCATCCTGCAAGGATTGCTTGGGGCTGTCCACGAAAACTTCGATGACCTCTACGACATGGGACTGGAAAGGGTTACGTTGGAAGCACTCGGTGAAGTCGTCCCAGAAGAAGAACTGAAGCCGGAACACCGCGAGCGTATTAAGAGCATGGAGGGGAATGTCATTACGGCCAAATTTGGAGAACTGCAATGACAGATTGGAAGAACCCCGAACACTACAAGAAGAAAGACTTTGAAGCCATTGAGGTAATTAAGTCTGTAC